TATTATAGACGAGCATTTGTAAAAAACAATTTACCTAATCTCTATAGTTTCTACACGTTTTTTAAAAAAGACAGCGAACTAGCTGCTGAATTTTTTGAACTAGGTAGATACATTATTAAAAACCCAACAGAGTTTTCAAATCATTTCCTTTCAGAATTAAAACCTAAAGTTATGGGCACCGACGAAGCATTTGCTCTTAGTGCAAAAATATTAGACATTACAGACGACATTGCTTACGATCTAGAGTTTCCTAGAGTAGTGCATATGAAACCAATGGTGCAAAATTGGCCGTGGCCTGCATTGTTGGTCAGCGACCACGTTGGCTTTTATCTTAATAAACAAGGCAAGTTAAAAATAGGAAATTATGAACAGTATGATATTGTTCACTATGTTGAAAAAGATCAAATCGATGAAGAAATGATTAGCATACTTGAGGACATAGCGTGGAAGAATTAATTTTAAATTACCCTCCGTTAAAATACTGTGCCGAGTTTGATCCTCAGACAGGAAGTCTAGTGGCCGTTGGGCCTGATCATTATTTTGAAGGCAAATCTAACATTCTTGATATTGATCAAGAAACTGCCGAAATGATAATGGAAGGTAAAATTAAAATTCACAGTTGTTTTGTTGACCCAGTTAACAATGAATTAGAAATTACCGAAACAAAAAACATTTTTAAAATAGACAACGTTCTGCATCGAATCACCGAAAAGAAATGGTCAAAGGTTGAAAAGCCAGAAGTCTACATTACCTATAATTCAAAAAAGAAACAGATCAAATTTGAACTTACTGAAGAATTTAAAGGTACAAAAAAATTACCAAAAAAGTTCTACCCTGTTAAGCAACGTAAAATTAATTGGGACGGTGATACCGAAATGTCGTTTATGATCACCGACTACAATGATCCAAACTTGTTCTTTGAATTAATTTCGTTTAAAATAAACGATATTGTTGAAAAATCAAAAACTGTGGATATAGAAGTACCAGAGACATTTAGTGTTTACACTAGACGCATTTTTAAAAATTACGTGTTTGAATATAAATGAAAGTTATAGAATTTGATGTTGTTTTTTTAAGTTACGATGAGCCTAACGCTGATCTACACTACGCTGACCTATGTAATAAAGTTCCTTGGGCAAAACGTGTTCACGGAGTAAAAGGCAGCGACCACGCACACAAAGCCGCAGCAGAGCTAAGTGAAACTGAATGGTTTATCACTGTTGATGCAGACAACATTGTAGATCCTAAATTCTTTGACCTAGAATTAGATATGGCTGATCCAAAGATACAGGTCTATGGTTGGTGCGGCCGCAATGCTATCAACGGACTGCGCTACGGCAACGGTGGACTAAAAATCTGGAAACGAGATTTTGTGTTGAATATGCAGACACACGAAAATGCAGCCAGTGATCGCGCTCAGGTAGATTTTTGTTGGGAAGATGGATACAAAAACTTTCCTCGAGTTTACAGCGAAAGTGTTATCACAGCTAGCCCTTTCCAGGCCTGGAGAGCAGGATTCCGTGAAGGTGTCAAAATGACTTTGCTTGACGGAGTTAAAGTTCCGCCACAGGAAATTAAAGAACGCATCTGGTGGCACAATATTCATAGACTGCGTATGTGGTCAACTGTAGGAGCCCACGAAGAAAACGGCAAGTATGCTATACTTGGTGCTCGTATGGGAACTTGGATGACAAACTGCACAGACTGGGATTATGTTCAAGTCCGTGACTTTGAAGTGTTAAGAAATATCTACGAAGAAAATGTTAATCATACTTTTGTAGAGCAGGATGCACAAGACCTAGCAACAAAAATTAAACATCAGCTGGGCTTTAACTGGCCTTGGTTAGATGAAAAACAAAGTAAGTATACGCTAGACTTATATGAAGAAACAATTAATCTAGGTCTTACCTATTATGTGATGCCAGAAAATGTATGATATATTTGTTGTTAGCAAGTCTTTTATAGAAGATGATACTTGGGCATTAATTAAGTCTAGGTTTCCTAACGCACAAAAAATAGAAAACAACAAGACATTTGAAGAAGTAAGATCGAGATCTTTTACTAAACAATTTTGGGTAGTTTGGGATCACGTAATTCTTAGAGACGATTGGAAGTTTGACTATCGAGTTCCTAAGTGGGATGAAGAATACATACACGTATTTAAAAACGGTGAGTTTTATGATGGCGTCTGTATCTTTAATAAAAATCATAGAATACTACAACGCGAGTGGGACTACCGATTTTTTACAAAGAAAAAAGAAATAGATATTGAAGCAACAAACCCTTTGCCTTTTGACGTTGTATTCATTTCATACAATGAAACATTTGCCAACGATAATTATCACAAACTATTAGAAAAGGCAGACGGTCTACGTTGCTATAGAGTAAACGGAGTTAAAGGAATACACCAGGCTCATATTGCTGCGGCAAATATGGTAGGCACTGATATGTTCTGGGTAATTGATGCCGATGCCGAGTTAGTGGATAGTTTTGATTTTAACTATCAAATTCCCTATTACGACTTTAATGCAAAGAACACAGTACACGTCTGGCAAAGCCAAAACCCAGTAAACGATCTAGTCTATGGGTATGGCGGTGTTAAGTTGTTGCCTACACTGCTGACTAGAAATATGGATTTGTCTAAGCCGGATATGACAACTAGTATTAGTAAGCAGTTCAAACCAATTAAAACTATTTCTAATCTTACTAGATTTAACACAGATCCCTTTACTGCTTGGAGATCAGCATTTAGAGAATGTTGCAAATTATCAAGTCGTGTAATTGACAGACAAGACGACAAAGAAACACAAGATAGATTAGATATATGGTGTGAAAAAAGTAGAGACGAATATGCTCTAGAGGGAGCTCGAGCAGGGCGAGCCTATGGTGCAGCTAACAAGACTGACTTAGAAGCATTGAGAAAGATCAACGACTACGATTGGCTAAAGGAGCAGTTCGATGGACGATAAGGCAAGAATACAAAAATTTATTCCTATAATGAATGAGATCTCGCCTACGTTTTGTATGGCCAAGTGGCATCACACAACTATCTATCTACAAACTGGCGAGACGCACAGTTGCTATCATCCAGCGCCTCACAAAATTCCGCTAGATGAAATAATTGTAGATCCTAGTGCATTACACAATACTAATCAAAAGAAAATGGAACGCCTTGAAATGCTCAATGGCGGTAAACCCAGCGGCTGTAATTATTGTTGGAATATCGAAGCCTTGGGCGAAGATGTTGTTTCAGATCGCAAGGAAAGAAACTCAACAATCTACACACCGGATCGCTTTCGGCAGATTAAAGAAGGCGATTGGGATCAAAACATAAATCCGCAGTACATTGAAATCTCATTCGGTAACGAATGTAATTTTAAATGCGGCTACTGTCATCCAAAGCACAGCAGCAGTTATTATAAAGAAATCAAAGACCACGGTCCTTACACAATGGTATTAAACCATCGCAATGATATTGACTGGTTTAATATTCACGAGGAAGAAACTAATCCTTATGTAGAAGCGTGGTGGCGTTGGTGGCCAGAAGTTCGCAAGACTTTAACTATTCTACGTATCACCGGCGGTGAACCTTTACTACAATCTAGCACTTGGAAGTTATTAGAAGATTTAGAAAAAAATCCTTTGCCTAACCTAGAGTTGAATATTAACAGTAATTTTGGTGTCAAGCCTGTGCTTATTGATAGGCTAGTTGAAAAGGTTAATAACTTAGTAAACAACGGCAAGATCAAAGACTTTAAAATTTTTACTAGTATTGATACTTGGGGTGCACCTGCAGAGTATATTCGCACAGGTTTAGATTTATCAGTATGGGAAAGAAACCTTGACACCTATCTAACTAACACAGCTCTGCCTGTTACGTTTATGGTAACTTTTAATATTTTAACTGTGGTAAATTTCCAAAGTTTATTAGAAAAGATTTTAGAATGGCGTGTTAAGTATAACGGTGACACTCAAAATAAGTGGCAGCGTGTACGCTTTGATACTCCGTTTTTGAAAGAGCCTTTGCAGTACGATATGAATTTACTGCCTAAAGACGAATTTATTCCTTATATGAAAAGTCACCTAGACTTCATTCTAGCCAATTTAGACGATAAAAACCGCTTTAAATTCAACGACTTAGAGTACGCTAAATTTGAAAGAGTCGTAAAATATATGGAATCTAGTATCTATACCCCAGAAAAGCTGAAAGAAGGCAAAAGAGACTTCTTTAATTGGTTTACGGAATATGACCGCAGACGCGGTACAGATTTTTCCAAAACGTTCCCAGAATTGGTAAATTTTTACAATAGTTGCAATGAGCAAGATTCTTAATCTAGTTATTTCTCAACGACCCGAGTCTGATTATATAACGGGCGACCCTATAAGGGAAACTGGGCTATCTACGGTATCATATTATACTGAAGATAATTATCCCAAGGATTTTTTTCTCTATGTTATAAAATTAGGGGATAAACATTGTAACAGTAATTACGGTGGTGCTTTTGACATCGATGCCGGAATACTAAATTCTGCCCCGCCTAAACTTTTAAAACGAATTAGAAAATCAGCAGCTAAGATTTTAATTTCTTGGCCAATGGAAAGTTTTTTAAGACCAGACCTGTTTAAACTGATGCACGAGTATTTTGCTCATCATAATATTCCGTTAGCCAATGTAATATATCTTAGTTGCTGTCCAAACGGTAGTTTAATATATCAACAATATTGTCAACATAACAATATTACCGATGCAATGGTAATGGAATATATTCCGTGGTATCTTTATAGTTCTGTAGAATTTTCTAGTGAAGAATATAAGACAGGTCCTAGGAATAAATTGTTCTTTGCAATGAATCGAAGAATGCACCTTCATAGGACAATGCTTTTTAAACATATAGTTGACACTGGATTAATTGATAAATTTTTTATTAGTTTTCCCCTGTATCATCCAGACTCCGGAGAAACTTTTAGTACTAGAGTTACACGAGACTTTCCGCACATTATTTCTAAAGACGTTGCAGATCAATTAGAAAAATTTTTACCTTTGGAGCTAGACATTAAAGATTGGAAACCTTATCCGTTGCCAATTAAGAGTAATTCCTTAGATTACTTTTATGAAAATTCTTTGTTTTCGATTGTCTGTGAAACCTACTTCTTTTCTAACATAATTCATCTAACTGAAAAATCATTTAAGCCAATTATTAATAGACATCCTTTTATTATGATTGCATCGGCACATACGCTAAAAGCTATTAAAGAATTTGGTTTTAAAACTTTTGATTCTGTGATTGACGAAAGCTATGATAGCATAGAAGATGATAACAACCGGTTTCAAACTATATTAGAATTAATTAACGAGATCAATAGTTGGAGCGATGAGAAACAGCTATCAGTCAGTGATAAAATAAAAGAAATTGTAGACTATAATTACACTGTATTAAAATTTAGAACAAAAGTGGAATTAAATAAGTTTATTGAAAAATATGGAATTTAAAATGAAAAAAGTTTTAGTTTGTGGTGCAGGTGGATTTATTGGATCTCATCTGGTTTCTAGTCTAAAGAAACAAGGGCACTATGTTATTGGAGCCGATTTAAAATACCCCGAATATAGTTCTACAGAAGCTGACCAATTTTATCAATACGATCTAAGAGATCAACGTCAGGTAGCTATGTTAATAACTGAAGACATAGACGAAGTCTATCAACTAGCAGCTGATATGGGCGGCGCCGGTTATATTTTTACTGGGGAAAACGATGCCGATATAATGCACAACTCTGCTCAGATTAATTTAAACATTGCCAGCGAAATGGTTAAGAAAGGTGTTAAGAATGTATTCTATACTTCAAGTGCCTGTATGTATCCTGCTTACAATCAAGAAGATCCCGACAATCCGTTACTCAGCGAAGAGTCGGCATATCCAGCAGCACCGGACAGTGAATACGGTTGGGAAAAGTTATTCAGTGAACGTGTGTATATGAGCTATGCTAGAAATCACGGATTACGAGTTAGAATAGCTAGATTGCATAATGTGTTTGGGCCATACGGTGCCTGGAACAATGGCAAAGAAAAAGCACCCGCTGCTCTGTGTCGTAAGGTTGCAATGACCGATGACGAAAACAACATTGTAGAAGTTTGGGGACCTGGTAATCAAACTCGCAGCTTTTTATACATTGACGAATGTATTCAAGGCATCCATAAAATAATGGAAAGCGACTACGACCAGCCTCTAAATCTAGGCAGCGAAAGAATGATTAGTATTAACCAACTAGTATTCCTTATTGGAAAAATTGTAGATAAAACAGTCTGCATTAAAAACATCGACGGTCCTAAAGGAGTTATGGGCCGCAACAGCGACAACACATTAATTCGAGAAGTATTAGGATGGGCACCTGAAGACAACCTAGAGTACGGCTTAGAACAAACTTATAATTGGATTAAAGGCTTAGTATGATTTATACTCGGATTGGTCGCTACATAACTGATCAAATAAACAAGAAATACATTTCGTTGTTGCCTAGTTGGAGCCCTCATTCGGGTAGTATCTTTTATCATCAGCGATACGATCAGCTTAATAACAATGTAACAATTAAAACTAGTTTAGATGAAGTGCATTGGCAGTACCTTAGTCAAGATCCTACATCAAAATTTATACACGAAAATTGCATTGAAACATTTGATGCAACAATGGTTGATGACATAGTCGATGTTATTACAAAGTATAATATTAAACCGTCACAATTTTATTTTATTCTAGCAGATGAAAATCATTGTAATTTTTTAAAAGAAGAATTAGAATTTAAAAATATCAAAGGATGCAACTTTGATTATTATAATACCTTGTTGTACAGAGTTAATTTGCCCGAGTCTTATTTTGCTCCAACTAAAAAATTTAGTGTGTTGAGCAGAAATTATAATAACTGGCGATTAAATCTATACCTAGAATTACAACGACAGTCTTTATTAGAAAACTTTAATTACAGCTTTCATAATATCAAACCTTATAACGATGTTGATAATATCATTCCTGTAGAAAAAATGATAGAAGACACTTTTGGAGAAAAATCTAATTCGGTAATCGATTGGATTCGAAGTGTGCCTTATAATTTAAGTTCTGAAGATAATGTATCAAACAAGTATAGCGATTTTAGTTACTATGCAATTATGAAATCGTCCATCAATGTCTTAATTGAAACTCATTTTCAACCAGTAACTTCTAGAAACTACTGTGCCCATATAACGGAAAAGACTTATAAAAATGTTGTTTGCCGTAGACCGTTTTTAGTTTTTTCTACACCCGGTTGGTTAAAAGATTTTCAGCAGTTAGGTTACAAATCTTTTAGCCCGTATATTAATGAAGAGTACGATTCAATCACAGATAACTATCAGCGTTTATTAGCCCTAGTAGCAGAAGTAAACAGGTTGAATAGTTTATCAGATAAAGAGTTTAGAAAGACAATTAAACGCTGTAACGAAATAGTAAACTGGAATTACGATTTATTTGTCCAACGGCATAGTCATTCCTGGTCTCCGGAATTTAAATTCCTAGATCAGTTTAAATACTAATATGCACAATGAAGTTTATAATTTCTTTCAGTCGTTGCCCGGCAAGTTTCCTGCAGATGAATATTCTAAAATTTATCAATCTGGAACTCCGGTACCGTATCTAGTAATAGATGATTTTTTACCTTTAAACGTTTATTCTTCTGTTGTAGAAGAAATGAAACAGTATCCGTTGGATCATTGGAAAGTTAAACAGTTGCCTTCATCAGGCGTTAGAAAAGAATCTAAAGACCTTTCATCGACTCCGTTGTTGCGAACAGTGGTTAATAGTTTCACGTCAAATCTATTTGTTAGTTGGCTAAAATCAGTCACAGGCAATCAGCAGATAATTCCAGATATAGAATTACTAGGAGCTGGGTTGTCGTCTGCACCTAGCGGATCATATCTTGGACTACACGTTGATTTTAATTGGAATGACACTCTTCGATTAAATCGAAAATTTAATCTTTTGTTGTATCTCAACGAATCTTGGGAAACGCAATGGGGTGGTGAATTAGAAATGTGGAATCTTGAACAAACACAATGCCTACATAAAATAGAGCCTTTGCCTAATCGGTTGATATTTTGGGAACACAATGAAAAGTTTCTTCACGGATTTTCATCGCCAATAAAAAGCCCCTCCGATGTGGAGAGGCAAAATTTAATGATAGTCTATTATAATAGTAACGGAACTCCTACATCGGATCCCCATAAATCCTTATTTTACTAAAAAATATCTTTAGTAGAATTCTTGATGTCGTTTTTCAATCTTTCGATATCTATTTTAAAGTCTATCTTTTTAATGTCTTCTTTGTACTCTTGCAGTGTTTCTAATAGCTTGTCGGCAATATCGTCTGGTGACTGGTCCGACAGTTGACCTTTGACATTTATTTGCCAAATTTTACCGTCAGTAAATTCTAGATGTACAAGATCTAAATATGCCACTGGCATAGTGTTCATATATAGATCTTCAAATACTTCCGGCCACTCTTTAACAAGATGCCTAGGAGGTCTAAACAACGGATTAGGCATCTGCAGATTCTTTAGCCTTTACAGTTTTCTTCTGTGGAGGATCAAGTGAGTCTGCTTCTTTGCGTAACCTTGCTGCTTCTTTATACATAGCATCTGCTTGACTACGATAACTCTTAGCAATATCTTTATCAGAGAGAACTTCGTTCTCTTTAGCCTTTAGCGGAGCCTGTGGTACATTAGATGGCTCTCCAACGTCTCTACCTAGGTTATCTGCCTTTGGAGTTTCTTCGCCAGTTGACTTAGGGGCTCCTGAAACAAATCCTGCTAGGTCGTCAACAGCACAGTTTCTCTGTTCTGCAATTAAGACATTTAGCTGATGTAGTTCGATAACATCGTTTGGAGTTGGAGTCATTGTAACAGAGTCAGTTGCTACCTTTTGTAGTGAACCGTCTGCTTGTAATGCTCTTAGCATTGGACGACCATCTGGAAAAGATCTGATAAACAAGATTTCGCCAAACTCAAAAGTCTCTTGAGCTTGATCGCTCTCAACAACTTTCATAATGGCATCGTGATATGAATCGCTTAAATTCGCCACAGGAACTACAAGAGCGTAATTTGATTCGCCCGGTAATGTTCTAAAGGCTACCAGAACTTTCGCTCCTGTTTTGGTAATTCTTCCTATGTGTTTTAGCACGTTCATATTAAGCCTCCTTTTTGGCCACTGACTCTAAAAATGTATTGAGTTTGTTAAAAGCACGACCTACCGCTTCAAGTTCATTAGCCTTAAATGCGCCTCGTTGGCTAGCAACTTCAATGATACTTTTTAGTGATACTAGATCGCTGATGTTTAAATCAGATCCAGGTTGTGGTGCTTGTTGTTTTGCTTCTTGTGCGGCTGCTTGTTCAGCAACTGCGCCGGCTAGTTCTTCAGACATTAGTTTCTCCTTAAATATGGGCAAGCGAGCATAAAGTATGTTAGCTCTTTTTGATCTTCAAAGGCTGCAAATGTGACTGATTTTAGAGCTCCACTCTGATCTACAGCAGGAGTCCTAATTACACAATAGCGTCCTTTTAGTTTATCTTTAATCCAACTTTTAACTTTACCGTCAAATACTTCTTGATCGTTAATTTTAATTTTAGCAAAGTGAGGGGGCAACGTAGATACTTCACGTTGTTTCAAAATTGCAATTGGATTTAAATCAAACATAGCGAATTATTTATATGGTCAGTTTATTCTGACTGTGATTCTTGGCTTAATCTTCTGGCTAGTGCTTTGTTATGTCCAAACTTTCTAACATCGCCTGAAAACAGGTATAGTTCAAATGCTGCACGTTCTTTCATAACAGTTATATTCTTCTTGGTAATATAATACGGTGAATCGATAAAGTTATCTAACCAAACTAAAACTTGGGGAGTAAATGAAAATTCTTTTGGGAATTCAACTTTGTATGTTTTTATTTTAGCATACTCGTCGATAAAATGCAAGCCTTCTTCAGTTAGTCTAAGGCCACCTTGATCTTTATGACGAAAGCTGTACCAAAAAAGAGCGGAGTATTTTTTAACGGTGCCAGGCGAAGTGTCTAAACCTGCAGCCTGCAAGAATACCTGTGTATAGGTATCCTTAGTGGACATATTATTTTACCTCTTCACCAGTTGTAAGTTTATAAACGGCGAAGTCTGAGGTCTTGAACAGTTTGTTTAATTTCTTTGCTAGGTTATGTGCGTGGCCAGGATTTGAAAAACTTACTTTCTTATATTTAGGTCCTGGATAACTTGCTACTAGACTGCCACTCTTTAAATTGAAAGGTTGCCCTTTATAAAAAACAGCCCAGATGGCTTCACTGTCAAGTATCTGTTCGATCTTGAAAGATTCTTTGTTAGCATATTCTAGCAAAACCTTGGGTTTTGGTCTACTCATTATACGTGTTTCCTAATTAACCACGTATATATTTATATCTTTAAAACGTTCCGCCGTCGAACTTTACGTCTATATTAGTAGTAGATTCTTTAATTTCGGACAACATCTGATGGATTTCTTGAACAGTTTTGCCTAATCTAGATGTTAGAATAGCTAATTCAGCAGTAAGATCTTTGGCTTCTTGAATAGTTAATCTAATTTCTTTTTGCTGACTACGATCAGCAGCCACTATTCGTTGAATTAGCTTTTCAACAGATGGTAAATTGTTTGGAATGTTATTTTGAGACATTTGCCAACACCTGTTTCATTTCAAGTTCTGTTTTAAACGGACCTTTGAATTCATATCGTTGTAGAGTAATTAATTTAGGGCAAAAACTTTTAACCCAACCCTTCTCAAATTTAATCGTATAGTAACCTGCACAGTATAAACTCTTTGAATCACTGCTTTTTGTAAACAGTGGCAACTTTCTTTTTACATCATACAACGGATTGTGAGGAGCAGCACTGGTAGGGAAGCCGTGAACTTCATTCGGTTCTGAGTTATCTGCTTCTTTAACAATTCTAACAATAAAAAAGTCTTTGCCAAACTGTTTTGTTAAACTTTCTTTAGTGTCGTAGATTTTAATTCCAGTTTCGTTACTTAGGATAAATCGATTGTCTTCGTTCTTTCTCAAGGTGGCAAACTTCTCTCCATCTTTTTCGACAATCCAAAATTTATTATCTATGATTGGTTTAGCGTGTAAGTCTGTCATTGTATTCTCCCAACAATCGTTTGTGTTTGATGTACAGGTATTTTCATACGGACACAGTTTGATTTTCATTTTGATATCTCGCATTCAACGGCTCTGCATAACTCTGTGCTTGCTCTGAAATCTTTTTTAGGTCATAGAGATTGCAAAACTTCATTAACCTAATACCTACCTGTGTAATATTTTTATTAGCTGTAGTTGCGGTATTGATAGTCTCGTTAATTATTGCACGGATGTGTTCTGGTTGATAGGTTAGATCAATCAGTCTACGGTTACGTTCATAATCTTCCATTACTCGATGTTCTTGTCCGTTGTGGTCAGCCCATCTCTGAAGCATGAGATTGTTCCACGCAAATCCTCTGGTGTTACGATCTTCGAACGCTTCTGTAAGACCCACTTTTTTGCTTGTGCCTTTAGTACGCACACCTGGATACGCCGAGAAGACATTATCACTGGTATCACCACGCATACACTTTTCAAACAAGAGCCATTCTGGATTAGGTGCTGCTTTTGGCTCTTTAGTTTTCTTGTCAATAACTGGTTTGCCTTTGTCATCAAAGTAGCCTTCGTGTGTAATTGTAGTTTCCATTACACCGTTATATTGTTTTACGTTAGGTGCAATTAATTGTACAAAATCTGTGTCTGTTGAAATAATAACGTGGTTATCGTTTGGATGACTTTGAATCCAGCCAGCAATTAAATCATCTGCTTCTAATTGCGGATGTTGCATAACTGTACAGTTAGTTTTCTCTTTAACGAAATCTTTAAAAGTGTCAAAAGCTTCCCAGAAGACTTTTTCTTCTTCTTGTTCTTTTTCGTTGTGTGCGGCACGAGCATCACTGCGATTGCGTTTATACGGTTCGTAATAATCTTTACGCCAGCTTCGACCTTCGAGGCAGAAGATAACGTGACTGCCGTTAAACTGCTGCCAGGCCTTGCGAATACTGTTTAAAGTGATATGGAAAGCCATACCTAACTTAATATCAGCATCGCCGTTGATAACGTGTCTGGCACGAAAGAAAGTGTTTGCAGTGTCGACTAAAATATAGGTCATTAATTGTTCTTTAATACTTGGTTAACATCTAAAGATCCTGTGTTAACAGGACCGCCATAATCGCCATCTACAACAACATTGGCACAAAGCTCACGGAACCAACGATCGACAATTTCTTCATCTTTGTCGCCATCAAAACCGTAACCTTCTTGTCTTAATTTTAACACAAAAAGCTCATTCCAGTCAAGTTCGAAAAAACCGTTTCTAACATTTTCTTGATTTACGTGTGTGTTTAACACGCCGACCCACGGCTCTTTTAATTTGGTTGCACGATCTTTTGGACTCAGTTTTGCCAATTCGGCTTTTTCTTCAACTTCTTTAAGAGCTGTTTCGGCCTGTAATTTTTTAGATTCGGCTTCTTCTAATAGACGTCGAGATTCTTCAATATTGGCTTCTAACTTATCTAAGCCAAGTAATTTTTTAATAAGTTTCATTAGGTTCCCCACTCATTCTTAAACAACGGTACTTGCAGTCTATCGCTATAACGCAAGCCGTTTTTCATTGCTAGTTCAGCGACCCTACGATTATTAAGAGTATAAACAGACTCCACCCCACCAACTGGCATAAGATATACGGGTCCCGTAAACCCTTCGGCTCTGTAAATGTCTGCTGTTTCAATTGCTTCTTCTGCATCTTCTTCTGTTGCCACCACAAATTTAAGGTATGTATAACCGACTTCTTCGTATTCACACACTACGTCGGGTCTAATTGCTTCACTGCGTTCTTCGCCTGAGCAGCTAAGTTTAGCACTAACACTAAACGTAACTTCTTTAGAGTAATCTACTTCTGGCATTTGCCAATTAATCAAATACTCTTTAAATTCTTTGCTTAATTTTTGAGTACCGTTTGTTTCAAAGGTAATCTCTTTTAAAGATTTCATCTTTGGGTGGTTGAGCAAATCTGGGTACGCCCGTTGCCATCCAAGCAAAGGTTCCCCTCCTGTGATGACAAGGTGTTCGTCTCTCCATTCGTTGAAGGGTAAAATCTCTGCGATCCTGTCGGCGATTGCGTCACTAGTGAGCATTGGACTAAGATCTTTAAAACTAGGATGCCAGCTAGCGTAACTATCGCAACCTGTAGATACCAAAGGAAGTTCTTCATATTTGTTAAACATATGTGCAACTTCGGCAATTTCATTTGCCTCTGCACTTGATTCGCCCTTAGGCATACCAAATCCTGCACATTTAAAGTTACAACCAAATGTACGTAAGAAAACAGAAGGCACACCCATAAAGCGTCCTTCACCTTGAATGCTGTAAAACAGCTCTGCGATTTTAATTTTGCTCATTGTTTATTATACCATTATTAATAAATGTTGTCAAGTCTTCTTTAATCAAACTCCAAGAACCATCTTGGTTATCAATCCAATGTAAGTAGTCGCCTTCTTTCCAACCTGCTTCGGCTAGTAGGTCATCGGGCAACGGTAGCATACCGCCTTCTTCTACAGTTATTGTCCAACTTTTCATGTTCTAATTATCTTGCCTTGCTTTTCGAGTTCTTCTCTACGAATCTTATCTCGATGTTCTTTAAACATTTCGGCACATTGTCTTTTAACCTCAATAGGAACATCGGGATGCCAATGTGCATCTCTACAATCGTAGACTACCTCTCTACGACTTCCAAAGTCACTAAGGACTAGAATAGTTACTGCAACAATTCCAGCCAGGGCGATTATCCATCGGTCTTTTTTTATATCTGATGGCTGATCATTATTTTGCATAATAGAGCATCTCTCTCGTCGTTAAAATCGAAGTGCATACATTCTGTGCTAGCTTCAGTTACGTACTTACCACCTGGTAAGCCAAAATGATCTATTATCTGAGCACAAGTTTCATTCCACCAAGTATTACCTTGCCCCTGCCAAGGAACCGATATTCTCATCATTTACGATAGTTTCCTTTTTCTGGAATAACGTGTCTAACACCACCGGTGGGGTCTTCCATATCGCCTTTGCGTCTTGGAATTAAATGAACGTGCGGATAAGGTACAGTTTGTCCAGCAGCCTCTCCCCAGTTAAGACCAATATTAAATCCATCCCACTCGCCAGCTTTGACTTTTTCTTGTCCTAATTTAAGTGCATCTGCAAAGCAGTCTTCAATAACACCTACAGCAGAGTACTTAGGAACAAACAGCAAGTGTCCGTCTGTAACTGGATATTTGTCTTGAAACACCACAACGTGAAAATCATCTCTTACAACGTTATCCCACGGTGCTTGCCCAGCTTCTCTTGCGTCATCCAGCGAATAGTGTAGATTCATCTTTTATACTCCTGAGTTTCTTTAGGTAATGCTGATTCTCTGATTACAAACTCTCGTCCGCCTAGACTGCCAACAAATGCTTTTGTTCTCTCCATATAGGCTAAACGAATTTTAATAGTTTCAAATGCAACATCTACAAATGCCTTAGGCTTGTAGGCTAGTACGTGCATATCAAAGTCTTTGCCTGCATCTGTGCAGTGAACTTTAATTTTTGAATCGATCATTTTGTCCACCATTCTTCAAAAGGAAATTCAATCCAGACTGGATTTTCTGCTTTGTTAATTTCTTCTCCAACATAATCCATACGAACTTTTGCATCGCTAGAAAGATTATCGAAGATTGTAGCAAACCTTACATTGTTATTCCAAATTTCTTCCCATTCGGGATCTTTAGGAAAACAACTGTCAGGCCAGTCTTTTAAGATCCAATTAATTGTAGCGCCAGTATCGTTGATGTCGTCTACAATTAGAATATTTTTTCTGCCACCGCCGGAGCACATAGGATCAAATATTTCGTGACCAAACGCATCTTCAGCCATCCAAAGATTGCTTTCTGTGGGATTATCACCGCCGTGATCTCTAAGACTTACTTTTAGTGTTTCACACGGCACATCAAAATATTGACTGATCATTACAGCAGGTAAAAGCCCACCTCTGGTAATACCAACAATATAGTCAGGCTTCCATTTGCTAAGACTAATTTGTCTGCATACGGCTGCAACTAATCCTTGAAATTCGTTCCAAGTTATTTTACGCTTTTGCATTTTCTTCCCTACGCTGAGCCATATATTGCTCGTTTTGAACCCACTTATTTTTTACAAGGAAACCCCAATCACGCCTTTGTGGGCCAGGCATAAACAGAGTCCAAGCAGTTACGCCTGGTTTAAGTTCGATACGGTGATACGAATTAGGACTACAGATACGGAAGTGACCGGGACCTCGCCATAGACGATGTTCGCCAATCATAACTCCGTTTACAAATTGAGGAACCCATTCGTAGTAGCCACCTCGTAAAATTAATGTAGCATACGGCCAGGGATGATCGTGAACATCATCTGGATCACCTTTTAAAAATTTATGTAGGAAAACATTAAAGGGAAACCGTTTCCTATCTTTTAAGAAAAGGTAATAACGTTCTAGATATGGTTCGTTGTCTACACGATCCATAATAATTCTTTTTCTACCTAGTCGTTCAAGTAATTTAAGCAACATAATTAAAGATTGTTTGATCCATTGATCTACTTTGATTTCCGCTTCTTTCTGAGAAACTGCTAGTACTTTAAACCAAGCACATTCTTGATTAGCTCGGATATCAAAGGGAATAGGGCCGCCGTTAAAGGCCAACGGCTCGTCGAGCATACGCTTTACCTCAAACTCTTGTAAGTTCATTATTCGACCAATAACATCAGTTGATTGTTGTCCTTGGATCATTCTGCTCTCCCAGTAGTGCAAGAATCACTCCACAGTTCTTGAGCACGTTTTTGATAATCGGCTAATTCCCATTCTGCTAATTTTTCTCTGTAAGTGCCTTCGTCGAGACCGTGCCAGCCAATACACTTGCCAGTAGGACTACGACCGCAACCGCACTTGCCAATTTCGTCTGCGTTTTCTTTTACTCTTACCTGCATAGTTTTATCCTTTTTAAAAATATTTTCATAGTTATCACGGTATGCTTGAGATGTTGTCTTTGTTTGAATAGCATCACCAGTGACATCATTTCTTGAAACCATAATTACCTCGGAGCAAAGTCTTGTTGTAACTTAATATTATCAAAGAATTCTTTCTTTGTACTAGTGTCGTCTTTGAAAGCACCTTTGAGTACAGTAGTTTGAGTTAACGAACTATGTGCCATAATACCTCGATTCTCGCAGCAACCGTGAACAGCCTGTACATACACACCGACGTCTTTGGCATCTGTGGCTTTCATAATTTCGCGGGCAATGTCGTTAGCCAGTTCTTCCTGTAGTGTGCCACGACGAGCACACCACTGAGCAATGCGAGTATACTTGCTAAGGCCAATGAGCTTTTGAGCGGCAATAATCCCGATATAAGCAACGCCACTGACAGGTTGGTGGTGATGACTACACATACTGCGAAGCTCACTACGCACCACAAGCATTCCTTCATATCGATCCTGCGAGTCATTGGGGAAAGCTGTTGCGTCTGGTGCCGGGTCATATCGTCCTGCCATAATTTCGTTAAAGTACATTTTAGCAAGGCGTCTTGCTGTACCGTGAGAGTTAGGATCGTTTTCTCGATCAATAAGTAAACGATCAAGCACTAGTTCAAATGCTTCTGTAGCTTCGTCGATGAGACGTTCTTTGTCGTAGCCGTCTTCGTCTAGATATTCACTGATGTTGTCACCAGCCCAAAAACGTTTTCCATCTCGCTTCATTTTAAAGCGTAATACATCTCCTAGGTAAGCTTCTTGATACCCACCATCGCCTGCCATTGCGTCCAGGCCTGTTTCTTTTTTATCTACCAATTCTTATTCTCCGAGTTAATGTCGTGGATGACATATTATAATTAGTTTAACATCTTTAACAGAGTATTGCAACTGAAAAAGTTCTGTGTTAAGTCGTATACCTGTTTATTTAGGCGAGGTAAAAACTTTTCGTAATTTTCCATATAGTCAATTACTTTAGCAACTACCTTTTCTTTGTTTGTCTGATATGATTCAAATGATTCTGTCCATTCACTAGGGTATTTGAATTCGTCTAAAGCCATTTCACTATAGCTTAGTCTATCTGGCACCATAGGGATAGCATCTACAATAGCACCTTCATACCAACTAATGCCTAGTGTTTCTTGCAAGTTAGCACTAAACACTAACTTTGCTTCACCTAGCAAATTATGATATTCACGTTTTGTAAGTTGCTGTTCTTGACAGATAACAAATTCGTATTGTGGTAATTGTTCTTTTAGATCTCGGAATATTTCAACTTGCTTTTCTGGGGCAATACGATGCGGGAACAAGATAAGATTGCGTTTAGGCATATTCTTATACATTGTTAAAGTATCAACCATATATTCCATAGGCCACCCAGTTTGAACAACCTTATTGCTCATATTAGCTTCTGGATCATATCCGCTTTTACCTAACAAGTTTCGACCAAACATATTGATATGAAACTCTGTGGCAAAGTAATTATGATTAAAGGCTTCGTAGAAACTCTTTTCAGCGTGTCTTACCCACGGAGCATCACCAATAAGC